GGGGTTGTGAGGGGGGTTGTTGATATTGCACAAACATAGACATAATTGCATATAAATGAAAGCCAAATTAAAATAAACTTTTAAATAGCCTTATAAATACAAGTATTAGCACTTATTAACACAAGGTTCGTAAGCCTCTTTCTCCGCAATATGAATCCGTAAGGCGTTAATTTATAACACTTTACGGATTTTATGCTTTAAAGGGGGGTTGTCAGGGGGGTTTTAATTTGCTATTTAACTAAAGAATTAGGATCTACTCCTAAGGAAACCAAATAAGCCCTAGTCCTTTTTTCCAAAGCCTTAGTTTCGGCCGCAGAAGGTTTGTATGGAGTTAATGATGCTATTTCTCGCTTTAACGATAAAAGTTCTTCCCTAAGTTCTTGTTCTGACATTTTGGATAATTCAAGATATTCTTTATTTTTTTCCATAGCCTTACAAATATATAGAATATTACTAAATTTCTCATAACTCCATTGGAATATTTAAAGCGTAATTACCGCCGAAAATAACAGCGCAGCCGATAGCCGGCTTTTTAAAGTGTCTTCCGTAAGCCATCGCATAACTCGTAGCATCTATCCCACACCCTACAGCGCAACCGAAAACCTTATAATTAGCCCCGACCGCATATTCTGTAAACATTTCTGTGTGTCTATGGCCCTGTACTGTAGACATCATATCGTCTTTTGCTTTCTTTGTGGCTTTTCCTGATTCGCCGTGTATGTATTGCACGTTGTCGTAAACAAACCTAGCTTGAAAATTCCAATTAGGCGTTTCTAATACTTCTGCCATACTTTTAATCCACCTTTTAGGGACACCGCCGGAAAATGCTTTACGGGTCACTATCCTATCATGGTTTCCAATGCAAACATCGGCAACCGGAAAAGATTTATACCATTTAGAAAGCTTCTTTATAGCTAAATCCAATTCGTCGCCGCCTGAAAGACCGTCGGGGTCGGGTTCGTGAAATGAAGCGTAATGGTTATCAATTACGTCCCCTATAAATATTACTTTATTACAATTATGTTTTTTATAAGTTTCAATACAATGGGCCAAGTAACCATCTAAACAAAATGGCTCATGTAAATCGCCTATAACTAAAATTCTTTGCTCCTGTTTGGTTATGTTATTATAAGCGGCCAATTTATTACCGTGTAAACGTGGTCTTTCTTGCTTCATTTTATTTGTGTTTATTATTACCCATCACTTTTTCAAAGCCACGACTTCCGAAGTAGCCCATAAAAACTATCTGTAATAAATTTTTGACTATTTCTAAATTTTCTAATTGGTAACCCCAACCAATAACAAACGCAACCGTTAAAAATGCGAGTGTCAAAGGGCGTACATTAGAAGAAAGCCACGACCCGCTTCTTGCGTCGGCTACCCAACGTTTAGTAATCCCGTCAAATTCTTGAATTTCTTGGTCTAGTTTTTTAAGTGCTATAGCTTTATCTTGTTCTGACATTTCAGATCCACCGATCAAAGCTTTTATTACACTACCTACAGGAGAATCGCCGGCTAAAGAGCCGACCACATTAGGGATTTTTTCAAGTAAGAAAGCCCCTACTTTAGTTTCGCTGAATTTTTTCTTTTTGCTCATTATCTTTATTTAGATTAATAAGCGTAGACCCCCCAGTCATTGTTTTAGTATGTCCAAATTCTATTCGGGTTCTTTGAACCGTTGGAATTTCCATATCCAAGGTGGACGAAGCCGGCACTAATTCCAATTCTTGAAATTCCAACCTCCATTGCTCGCGATACAATGTCAAATCTCTGCGATGCGTTGGAACAGGCAACGTCAATGGCCATTCCATTAAGGTGTTCCGAAGTTGGGCTTGCTTTATAGCCTTCTTTAATAAGTCTATCGAGTGTTTCTTTTGTTCTGTAGGCAGAAGTAATTTTCCATGGAAAGTTACATTTGGAACGCGCCAAGTCGCACAACTTAATAAAGTCCCTATCCATATTAACCCAAGAACCCGGCAAATCCCGGTCGTCAAATTCTTCATTTCTAAAGTGTTTTAAATTCATTTCTTAAAATGATTATATAAGTGAACAGCCGAAACAGAAATTGAAAGAATTAATACAAGGGTTTGTAATGATTCGTTTACAGAAGGTAGGTTAGAAAATATTAGGGCTATAACGTTAATTATTAAAGGTTTTTCAGTTGTCATTTTTCATTTTTCTTTTTAGGGTTTTGGTCTATATACCAACCTTTATATTTATCCCTTTTTTCGACCATATATTCAAGATATAAATCTACTTTTTGCTTCCAGTTTTCGTCTATAGTTGGGCAAATGAAACCGGATTTAGGGCTTGACAAAGTTTTATTAATCCATTCTTTGCCGTTGGCTTGGTTTTGAAATAAGAAACTATTTATATTATAAAAAGACCCTATTTCCATTCCGTTAATTACGTCAATCGGCTCAATTTCTTTACCTAATGCGACTGAATAAATTGCACTTTCTGAAATATGGGTCGTATAAACTTTTCTAGCAAATTTTAAATAATGGTACATATCTAAATTTCTAGGTAAAAGCCTATTTTCTCCAAAAATATCTTTTAATTCTCCTATAACTTGATGCGTTGTTATTGGGTGCGGTTTAAACCAAACATTATCGCCGTATTTTTTGACAATATGTTTTAGCTTATTAATACAAGTTCTTTCTTTAAGCTTATTGCTACCGGGTAAAACGACTAAAACTTCTCGAACAGGGTATTTGTCGTCTGTTTCTCGGTCTTGGTATTTGTTAGCCGTTTTGTTTAGTATGTTTTGCGAAAAATAAGTAGAATAATCTTTTACATCTAAATTATCTTTATCCTCAAAACCGTCCTTAATCATGTCAAGCCTGAATTGAATGTTTAGCGGTTGGAATATAAAACAGGTTGCGTATTCTGTATATCCCATTGTCCTAAAATATGGCATTTCTTGGGCCAATACATCGTAAGAAGTTTCTAACCCCGCTTCTTTTAATTTCGGTAAAACATAGGCTTCAACTTCTTGTAAATTTGAAAGATTTTTAGCCTTTTTTAATGGCCCTAATCTTTCTTTTAAAACTTTAGGATTAAACATTTCCATAGTGTGCTTCGTGTTTAGTTATAAAAATCTGTTATTTGGGTTGTATCTACCGTTGTACTTATTGTTGTCGCTGTAGCGGTATTTGCTACGGCTGTATAATTTTCGACTATTGGATAATCCGTACTAAATGCCGTAACCCAACTTGAAGAAGTGGCCCTAGTATATTGCGTATTTGTAAGCTTTAAAGTGGACGTATTAAAAACAGGCGTAGAACTTGTGGCCCAAGTTGTTGAAGTGTTTCTTTGTGCGACCCAATTTGTTGTAGTATTCCAACTTGTTAAAGTATTTTTTAAAGTGTTAAAAGTGGTCGAAGTTGCGGCAACGTAATTAAAAGAACTTGACGTAGACCTTAAACTATTCCAACTTGTTGTATGGCTCTTTATGGTATTATGCGACTTAATTGTATTGTGCGACTTAATTGTATTATGCGTTTTATAAGTACTGGCAGTATATGAAGTCGATTGGCTGTAAGAATAAGTTGTAGAGACCGAAGCCGTCCATGAAGTTGTCCAACTGTTAGTAGTATTATGGCTTTTTGCAGTTGTCCAATAAGTATTATAACATCCCATTATTAATCTCTTTTATGGTTATGAGTAAGTAAACCGTTAGCAAAATAAACGTCATCTGGTTCTGTATCAATTTCCCAAACCTGAATAGAATTAGTTTCCGAAACTGCTGTCGTTATTTCTGTTTCTGTTCCGTCGATATTATAGAAATAAACGGGCAAACTGTTTTCGATATACATTTGAGCAACGTAAATAGGGCGAATCGCCCATCGACTATCTATTTTCATTAAATGATAATGTAGACGAGTAGCCACTAACAGGCCATCATTAAAATTTATATTATCATTTGAAGTAGCTTCAAAATGTGCCGTTATTGATGTTTCTCTTAATTGGCCTGTCATATTAGCGACGTCATAGTTGTGCATCCCCATGTGATCGTCGGTATTAAAACCGCCGCCTTTACTTAAAATGGTGTCGCCGATTTGTAATTCCTCTATAGGTCGTTGCGTCGTTGTATTGATGCTTATTAAAGTCCCCGTTGGCAAACAATAAAAACCCCCGCCGCCAGAACCCGGATAAGTACAGGTTGTTCTATAAGTTCCGGCGCTGTAATAAGTTGTCCAAGAACTTGACGTACTTCGTGAATAAGAATATGTCGTAGAAACCGCCGCCGTCCAACTTGTTGTATGGCTTTTTGTAGTATTAGCATAATACCCGGTACTTTGGTAATAACTTGTAGATGCGTAATAACTTGTAGATGCGTAATAACTTGTACTTTGGGACATTGGGACGCTTGTAACCCATGTAGTTGTCCCCGAATGGGTTGTATTAAAGGAACTGGACGTAGATTTAAGCGTTTGAATTGTTGAAGAAGTTGACCAAGTGGAACTAGTGTTAAAATCTGTACTCCAATTCGACGTAGTATTAAAAACAACGGTAGACGAAGTTTGCCAAGTTGTCGTTGTATTTGTAGAGGTTAGCCATACTGTAGTCCAGTTAGAAGTCGCTGTAGTGGACGTTGTAACGGCCGAAGTAGTATTTGTTGAAGTGGCCCAAGAAGTCGCAGTAGCGGCCGTTGTAGCGATGTTCGTGCTAACTTGGATAGCTGTATTAAATTTGTGTACTTTTTGAAAACCTATATGCTTCATTCTTAACTAAAATTTGCTACATAATTGACCAAAATTGTTGATGCATCTACAACGAAATAAGAAATAATAGAAACGTCGCCTGAATCTGTTTGCCAAGCTATTGTATCGCCGTTCGGTGTCTTTAAATTTGAGGGTAACGAAGCGGGCGAAGTTATCGCCGTGTTTTTAATTATAATGTTTCCCGCTTGTCCAATTTGCAAACTTGTAACGGCAACCGTTAAAGCCCAAGTACCTGCAGCTTCTAAAATAAAGTTTTCGTTATCTGCTAAGTCTATAGTAAATACATTAGATGCATTTTTAGCAACCGTTGTAGGTGTCAAATTAAATGGGCGTAGCTTTACCCAACCCCCCGAGTGTGCAAAATAAGCCGACCCGGTAGCGTGTACGTGCGCGAACATACCGTGATGGTCGTTTGCTACTGGCAAGTCTGCGATAGTGGCATACATAGGCGCTAAAGCCTTTTCGTATAATTCAACCGTATTAGCTTGTATCTTTACGGCTGCGGTTCTTATTGGGTCGCCGTCGCCGTTGTTTTCCGTTCCTAATATTAAGTTTTGTATTGCCATTATATATTTATTGTTTGGTCTATTGTTTTTTTAATAGTACTTATAAAGCTTCTTGTCGTGTCTACAGTAAACCGAACAAGCGCCCTTAAACCGGCTGTAGCGTATTCAATTATTGACCTTAAATGAAACCTAGGCTCGTCGCCCCAATCGGATTGCTCGTATATTTTGCCATGTCCTACATTGTTTGACATTCGTTTTATTTTAAATTTTTTATAATACAAAGCCGCTATAATATGAAGTATTATCCGGGTATAAATCGCCGGAACTGTTTGACAAATATTCCGGGAAGCTTGTACTATGGTTGTTTATATAATCAATAAAACGGTCTGCGTAAAATTGGGCCGCTGAACGTTCCCGTTCTACCATTTCGTTAACTTCTTCTGCGGTTGCAGATTCGCCGTTTTCCGTTGTATGCTTTATGATTCCTTTTGCTGTTATTTGGTAATGAATACGAGGAACCATTTCAACTAGGCTGTATTGCAATAAAATTGGTTTTATATAATCGTCTAACAAAGCTTTATAAACGGCGTTTAAAGTGCCTGTTTCAATGTCATTTGATAGCTTGTTATATAAGTCCGTTCCTAGTAGCCCGTGGATATGGGTTTCCTGCGCTAAATAAACAGCCGACAAATATTTATCCGGCGAAACCCCGTCGTTAACAGTTGTAAAAGTTTTAAGTTCTTTACTCGATATAAATAATGCTTTTGCCATTTTCTTTAGTTCTATATATATAACAATAAAAACAGGTTTTGTTATCCTTAGTTTTTATAACCTTTGTCCGCTCTATCGCTATTTTTTTGGCCTTCTTGTCCTTTTGGTCTTAGGCTTGTATTACCACTTGTCCAACTTGCTCTATTGTCATTTTCCATTTTTTTAGTTTCTGACTTAGGTTTAAAGCTTCCGTTAGAATCTCTTTTTCTAAAGAATAACATCCTTTTCCAAAAATGTCTACAGTTCGGGCCACCCTTCCAAGTAAAAATATCTACATAGTCGGTATTACCTTTAACCCCAAAACCTTTGTTCGGTTTTGCATTAGATAAAGCCTCAATATCTTGCTTACGGTATAAAAGCCCGTATTTATTACTAACGCTATTTCTACTAATCATTTCTTTACAAAAGTCCCTTGTTTTGTCATCGGTTTCGCCTTGGTAGGAATAGCGAATTTTATATAACCCTGCTTCTTCTTGTTTAGGGTTAACAGTTGACTTTTCGTTAGGCCTTGCAGTATCAATAAAGTTTTTAGCTAAATTCATGCTAAAGCCCATAATTTCATTTAACTTTTCTTCTTCTTCGTGTGAACCCGCCGGGCCTTCGTCTACTAAATCCCATTCTTCTTCGTCAAAGGTTTCGCCGTAATTTTCTAAAACATCTAAAATCGTTTCTTCTTGGTCTTTTCCCATTAAACCTTCGACGCTTAATTGAGTAGATAAAGTTTCTTCTTCTTCTTCTTCTTCTTTAGGGCTATTATCTCTAAATTCTAAAGGCTCTAAAGTTTTAAAGTATAAGTCTAAAGAAATTCCGTTAACGCTTAAAATTGCATCTAAGCAGTCTGCAATCTGTTCTTGGAATGGTTTAATAGTTACGTTATTAAAAAGCCTTGAAGCGTTTACAATTTCGTCGGCGTTTGAACCTAAAGAAGAATTACCGTCCCTTAGCCCAAGTAAAAGCGGGCTTGTTACCCGGTGGCCAATCATAATTTTTCGGCTACATTCTTCACTTAAATATTGATACGTATCTGCAGCGTTTGGAATTGGTAGATCAATAACTTCCGGCGCTGTTTCTTTAGAATTATTAAAAGAGACAATTAACTTGTCCCCATTTTGGCCCGTTAGTTTTCTAATAACATCGTTTTTAATTTCCATTTGTTTCTGACGTTCCGGAATACCGCCGTTAAATGAAATTAATTTTGATGCTGAAAAAGAATTTTCAACCGTATTAGATAAATAACTAGAAACTTGTTCTTCTATTTCGCAATATGTAGCCGACCCGAACCAATCCGGTAAACTAAAATAATTCATTGAAGTAACATACTTAGAAACGATATAAATTTCGTTTGGTTTACCGCTACCAAAAACCGGTATTCTTTCAGGCTTGTCAGAACGTTTACATTCTTTCCAATTTGGGTGGTAATACCAAGCTTCTATAACCCCTTTATCATTCATTTTTTCAGGACGTAAAGTGTCCATCGGAAAATGAGTCACTTTGTCTACTTTTTTACCTTTGTAGGTAACTTGTAAAGCGCCCATTCCCATAATCTTTAAGTCAAGAATAAGGCGTTTTAAATCTTGTTTGCGAAACATAGACTTCATTTCTGCAAACTGGTCTATTTTTCTATTTGCATCAAAAGCGTCTAACCCTTTGCCGTAAATTTGGGCGCAAATACCGTTAATGATACTATGGTTTGTTGGGCTGTTAATATAACGGTCTACTAAATAGCCGAAAAAATTATTATCATTTCCTATAGTAACCCAGTCTTTATTTCTTTCTTCTTTTATTTCAGGCCTTGCGTATTCGCTCAACTCAATTACATGGATATTAGAATCTTTCATTTAGTAAAGAATAAATTGATTATCTGTATTATTTTCTGCTTCTGTTTGGTAGGCGTAAACGTCTTTATTTATAGTGTACGTTGTTTGGTTCGTACAAAAAACCTTGTCTGTAAAAATCGTGTCTGTATTTTCCTTGATTTTAAGTATGTAATTGGTGTCTTCATCTAAGTTAAAAGAGGCTGTATAGTTGTAATAATATTTATGGGCTGTAAAATCTGTTACGGTTTGGTTAAAAACTGTTTTTAATTCGTCTTCTGAGGTAAGTGTTATAGAATAACTGGACGTTCCGTTATAGGTTTTAGGTATAAAGGATATTGTTTGGCTATTATTAGTTTTTTCTAGTGTTATCATTTTATTTTAATTAAAAAAAGGGGGTCAACTTCAATAGCTGTACCCCCCTTTTCGTTAAACACACACATTTTTTTTACAAAAAACTACGAGTTAGTTCCTAATGTTACTGTTATTTCGCTTTCTCCCGCAAATGGGTTAGCATCAGTCGCGTTGGCTAGGGTTACAAACCTTGGCGCTAAAGATTCCTGCGCAGTAAATGCAAGGTTTATTCCATTAAAGTCCCCTAGGGCTTGGCCCGAAGTAATACTACCCGATGTCAATTCTGAGCCATATTTTTCACCCATTAGTAAAACGTCTCCATTTCTAGTTTTTACAAAAATTCGAGGTCTAGAATAAGCTAAAAGCTTTAATTCTTTTGCGTCTTCTTTTGTAAGTTTAGGAAGTTGTAGAGTTAGAACAGCTTCCATAAATGTCGTCCCTGTTTCGTTTGAACTATTGACAGTTGTTTCAAGACCATTAGCCCCTTTAACGTCGTACTGAAATAATGTTATAGAAGTCCCGGCAATATCCGTTACTTCGTCTGTATTACCTATTGTTAAAGCCCCTAAATCACTTGTAGTTATCCACACCTCGGAAATTCCACCGACAGTATCTTTACAATTTAAGGCCCTTCCAAGGCTAATTTGACATGCCATTTGATTTATTTTTTAAAAGGTTAATAATGAATTGATTAAGCTACAGTTCTATAAACTATTTCGCTTCCAATTCCTATTTGCGCTCCTGCGCTAAAACGTGCTACGAATCTTACGTTATCGTCTCCTAAAGTTGCGCTTGTATCAATGATTCTTAAATCTTGAGAATCGCTTAATAAAGAAGTACCATAGTAGAAAGAAGATGACTGACCTGCGACGATTTTTCCTTCTGTTAATCCGGGTGCATGGAAGACAGAAATTCCATCAAATTTCAAGTCTTGTCCGTTGTACCAAAGTGGCCCTTGGTTGTCGATACCGGCTGCGCCTACAGAACTAAATCCGCCTAAAGCACGGGTAAACTTCTGCATATCTCTTGAAGATAGATAGATTTTCATATCCGGGCTATAAAGTATTGCCGATGGGATTGCTTCTGCTACGGCTGCAAGTTGCGCTAAAATGTTTGAAGAAGTTAAAGCCGCTCCAGTTACATCAATAACGTCTGAATCTGCAGCTAATAAAGTTTCGATTCCGTCAAATTCTCCGACGTTTGCATTTACTCCGCTCCAAAGCGTTCTTTCGATATTGTCTGAAATTTTTCCTGCGAAGTGTTCTACGATAAATTTCTCGAACGTATCTGGAAGCTCCCGATGGGCGCTGAATCCGGCTTCTGCAGCCAACCAATCGTTTACAAACGTACTTTTACAAATTGTTTGGTTGATTTGAAAGTCTTCTACTTGAAGAATTTTTTCTACCATTGCTACGTTTCCGCTAGTGGTGTAATCGCAAGTAGCGTTAGAAATTAAATTACCCGACGTAGATACTACGTTTAAAACTTCTTTATGAAGAATGTTAGGTTTTACAGTTACGCCGCCATTAGCGACAGTATCGTTTGTCAAAAGAGCCGAAGCGAGATATTCGCCGGCGTGTTTCCCTGAATACGATGAATTTGTGATTGTTAAAGCCATTGTTTTATTTTAAATTATTAAGTATATTTTTTATTCTTTGTTGTCTATCTAAGCGTACGTTTTTTTGATAGTTAAATTGGAAAGCCTCTACTTCTTTTTCCGGGTTAGCTACAATAGGTTGGGCCGCCATTTCAGTTTCCACAACTTCCGAAGCTTCAACTTCTTCTTTCTTTGGGGCTAATTCGTCTATCATTGCTTTAATTTCGTCAATAGCGCTTGAAAATTCTTCTTTAGAAACGTATTCCATTTCTGTTTCCTTTGGTGCTTCTTCTTCTTCTTCGGCTGCTTCAACTTCTTCTTTTGCTTCTGCTTCCGGTTCGCCTGCGTCCTTAATTTCAGCTATAACACCTTCTTCAATGACTACTAAAATTTGGCCTGACTCAAGCTCATAATCCCCGGTCGGAAGTGGAACGGATTCGTCTTCGGTTTCAATAAAAACAGCTGACCCAGTTTCGAAGCTATCCGCTTGAATTTCTGTTCCATTTGCTAATTTTTCACTAGCCAAAACAATTTTTTTGTCTTCGCTTAATTCTACGCCTAAAAGGCTTTTAACGTTTTCTAATATTTCGGTTGCTTTCATAATTGGATTTGCATATCTATATAACAAGAAAATTAAGTTTTGTTATCGTTTATTTTTAAGTCGCTTGGGTTTTGCCTACCCCTTGGGCGTGATTTGAACCGTCGCAGCAGTCTATATGGTATGTATTATCTTTGCATAAACACGCTCTATTCCCGCCAACCGGCGAAGTCCTGTTTTTTAAAAACCCTTTTAATTTATTCCAATTCATATTTTTACTTTTTTTTGCAAGTGCAATTATTTTTACAGCCGCAATCTTTTTGAGGCTCTTTTAATGAATCGAAAAGCGTACTACCAAAAATGGTCATGTTATCAATTAGGGATTCTTGCAGTTTAATTAGCATCCCTTCTAATTCGTCTTTTTGTTTTATTAAAAATTCTATTTGCGTTGTTTGGCTATCTACTTTTTTCTGTAATTGGTTTTCTCTGTCAGGATCACGGCCCACAATAACCGCTATAATCGCACCTATTGACCCGACTATCATACCTAATACAGAAACCCAAATGTCTTTATTGGTAGAAGGAATTTCTTTATAGGCTAAAAACATCATTAAACAGATAATTAATACAAAGACGCCTATTGCGCCGGCGTAGTGCCTTAGTTTTTCGTTATTCATTTAGTTGTTTTTTAAGTATTCAATTACTTCATTTATTTTACTTTGCGCTTGGTGTTCTTGGCTATGGTTTATTTTACTAGAATCCGCAAAATATCCCTCGATAGAAAACCCGCGCACGTTGCCCGACTTACATTCGTTTTCCCAAACATCTAAATCGTCTACTTTCATTGAAATAACCCAAGCCCCTTTAGGCGCTTCTAAGCCATACAAATTAGATTTATCCATAGTTGCGTCTTCCACTATCCAAGATTCCACTACGGTCATCCCTTTAAGCTTTACGTCGTGTTCTAAGGTTGCGTTCTTTTGGTTGCTTTCCTTAAAAAACATTTCGGAAGCTTTACGGACTGTTTCGGTGCTGAAATAAACGTAAAATTCTTTTTTGGTTTTTGGGTCTAAACGATAGATAGGCTTATTGGGAACTAGAGCGCACCCCATTAGTAGACGCTTTTCTTTGTCCACTTGTTTAAACTCAAATTTCTTTTGTTCGTTTAAGGCGACAAACAGTTCTTCTGTAGCCGGGTTGTCGACTACGCTTATAGCTTCGACCCCTGCAAATTCCATGTTTTCTTCGTCAATAATTAATTCTATAATTTCCATTTTTTTTATTTTTAAATTGATGCTTCTTCTACTGTTTGGCGTTCCATTGATTGATTTGTTGTAACGTCTCCCGAAACGACATACGCTTTAACTGGCGACGCTTCTTGTGATGCTATTGTTTCTGATAATGTAGACGTTTCACTTGAACCGACTACATTAAATGAAGGTGGCATGGCCGGCATCGAGGGCGCTGACATTCTAGGGCTTGAAGAACCCGACGACCCGCCACCCGCTCCCGGTATTTCGGGCGACTTTGTTGCTGTAATTGATTTAATAGCTTTAAACCCTGTAGCAAGCGTTGTAGCTATATTTATAAGCTTTAAAGCAAAGCCCCAAGGCGTAGCCGTTTTAGTTGCTAGTTCGGCGGTAACCCCTTGGTAGGTGTTTATAGTTGCGGCGGCTATTGCTGCAGCTTTACCCGCTTTAGAATTTTGGCCCAATAAATTTGCTATCCCTTGAAAAGTTTGTTTTGCCATGTCAAGTTTAGTAGCTGCGACAAGTTTTTCTTGTGCTACTTCTTGTTTTTGCCCGGCAATTTTTGCATCTGCTACGGCTTTGTCTGCGGTTGTTTTCCTTTGTGATATATCTTGTTGAAAGTTCGCTAGTTCTTCTTCTGCAGTTTGGCGGGCCAATGTACCTTCTTTATATCTTTCAATCTGACCGGTTAATCTTTCAGTCTCTATCTCATTTTCTCTATCTAGATTTTCGCGTAATAATACAAGCCTCTTTATTGCGTCGGTTTCTTGGGTTGCTTGAAATGCTAGGCGCTGTATTTCACGGGCGCTTTCCGAATCTGTTTTAGCATTTATTAAATCAATGGCCTCTAATTGTAACCCTTGTTCGTTTAATAACTGTTCGGATCTAAAACCGTCTATATTTTCTCTAACGTCTGCTAAATTCTTTTCGGCTTCAATTTTAGCAACCTGCAAATCGACGTTGTCTTTATTTAGGCTTAATTCTAGGCTAGCAGATTCTAGGCGTTTTAATGCGTTCGCTTCTTGTAGTACGGATTGTTTTTCTAATACAACCCCTAGGGCATCGTTAGCCTTTATTCTATCTGTTATCGATAACTGGACATTATCCCTAATTTGCCTTTGTTGTTCTGCGGCTTGTTGATATTGGAATTGTAGTTTGTCATTTTCGGCCATTGCTAGCTTAGTTTCATTTCTAAGCTGAATTATTCTATCTTGGTTTGAAGCTGTAGCCGCTACATTAATTTTAGAAATTTGTTCTGATGCTATAGTTACAACGTCGCCAATTTCGCTTGCCATTTGTGAGGCATTATCATAAATAGTTCCTGCAGCGTCTAAGGCTTCTGAACCAACTTCATTTAATACCGCCTTAGTTTCTGCTATTTCAGAATTAAGCCTTTTAATAGTTGCGGGGTCTCCACTTCCTAAAAAAGATTCTTCCCAAACTAATTGCGCTTTTTTGACCCCTAACATTATTCCGTAGAAACCTAATTTTAATGGGGTTATTCCTAAAGTAATTAAACCGCCAATTACTTTTTTACTAGCCTCGAAACCATTTGTAGATTCAGAAATTGCAGCCCCGGCGTCTGCAAAAGCTGTAGCAACTTGCGTCATTACGCTTTGAATAGTGCCACCAATTACAGCTAACTTATCTGCTATAACTTGGTTCTTAGACATAACCTCGGTTACTTTAGCGATAACCTTTGCGACAACTGCAAAGATTGTTAGGCCCTTCATAAACTTAGCCAGTTTTGAAAATTTGCCTCTTGCCTTGTCCGCGGATTCGCCCTGCGCTTTTGCTAAATCTATAGTCTCTTTTTGGGCCTTTGCGTTTTGGGTTTTTAAATCCCCTAAAGTGCCTTTAAGTTCCTTTACATCTTTAATCGCCCCGCTAACATCTACGTTAACTTTAGATAAATAATTTTTCATTTTCTTTTAAGTTTTTCCTTCATTTCTAAATAAGATTGAGGTATTTTTTTTGAGCCAAGCGCTATGTCTAAGTTTTCACTTCGCCAATTTTCTTGCCTTGCCAGTTTTAAAAGTTCTAAAGTGCTTTTTATCATAAGTCGTTATTGTGATAGAATGAGCCAGTATCTATTGTATAATTTGAATTGTCTAAGTTCCCGTCTACTGAATCCATTGAAACGTAAAAGGTTTGAAGGTTTGCAACGTCTGGGAGGTTTTCTTGTATATTAATTAATTCAATACTTGAAATTTGGGTGGTAAAATTTGTTTGGATTGAATTAATGCGGTACATATTATTAAAAACAATAACCCTGTCGGCTAACGTTTTATTTAATAAAAATGACATTGGTAACTTTGCTTTGAATTTTGTTAGCCTACGTTTTGGACTAAAAGAATCTGCTATATAAGTTTTATAATATTTACTAAAAAGGGTGTCCGAAAATTGGGTCGCCGTGTATTCGTTTATTTCTTCCCTAAAGTTTAAATTATCCGATGGTTCTTCTTCTGTTATATATAAACTGTTTGAGGGTATAAAATAAGAATCGACTTCTTCGTAAGTGTTACCGGTTGGCTTTACTGAAATAGACGTAACCCCTGTAATAAGTTTAGGGTAAAATAATAAAGGCTTTCCAAGGATAGATTCCATGTTGTCATCTACAGACCAACCCCATTGAATCGGCGTTTTAACCCCGTTAGCATTATTATATAAACGCTCGTATTTGTGATGCTCAAAGGGTAATTGTATTTTATAGTCTTGGCCGCTTAGCTTTTGAACGCCGGCCCGGTATTCTTCGACCCCGTGTTCGTAATTAAAAAGCGCATTATGGTTTTTAGCAAAGAAGGAATCTTTACCGGCATAATCAAATTTTATTTCTTTGTATGGTAGTGCGACGTCAACTGTCGAAGAAGTTGTGTCAATAGCCGAAGTAATGTCAAAAACCTTTGTACTTTCAGCATACCAAGAATCTAAAGTTTTAACCGTAACCGTCCCGTCATATTCTAGGTAGCAAATAAGGTTAAACATTTTAAAAATCCCAGACAAAAAGTCCATTACTTTAATTTCCGGTATTTGTAAAGTAGCGTCGAAATTAAAATTAGGCGCAACGGTAAATGCCCCAATTTGAAACGTTTTTTGTTTTACTGGAAGGTTACCGTTTTGGTATGCTGTAACCCTTAAAACTCCATGGGAAAAAGACATAGAAGTTGTCGATTCTACAAAAAGTGTATAATTACCATTTGAGTCAAAGTTTTTTCCTCTAAAATAGTTTCCGACTATTTCTTCGTCCCTATGTACTTCAACCCCGTCCCGTTTCCAAATAACATTGTATTTATCTGTAGAGTTAGTAAATAATTCTACTCTTGTCATGTATAAGGTTGCGGATTGGGGCGGGGTGTTTTGGTTATTATAGTTGCCCATTTGTTCGGCATAGGAAAAATTAGTATAACTACTAATATTGTAAAACCTAAAACCCCCGTTTCCTACAAGGAAAGCAGGCCCCCAACTTGCAGATTGAAAATTTACCCGTTCTGTATATACATCGTTCCCGGTTGCGGCTTCGTTTATCTTGCCTTTTTTCCTATGTAACCAAATATATAGTTCTTCAAAAGCCAAGTTAGAGGCATTAAAAAAGTCGCTGCTAAAGGTTATGCCGTATTGTATTTCTATAGCCTTTATAATGATGCTAAGGCGCATTGCAGGTTTTAATTCTTGCCAGTCTACGCCGTTTGTTGTTCCGTTATAAAATAAGTTACTTGTATTTACGGCTTGGGTTGGGCTTGTATTGTCATAAAATAGCCTTGTTTTGTGAGTTATTAAGGGAACTATAAAAGCGTTTGTATAATCTACGCCGTCGTTAGTTACATTTATCCCAGTTTCTAAACCCGCTATAACGTTTGAAGCGCTGTATTGGAACTTAAAATTCCATAACCAATGCAAAGCATCTAATTTGTCATTACCTATTTTGTCTTTTAAGGTAACTGTATCGCCAAAGAAAGTAAGTTTATAAGCATACGGCTTATTGGCTTTCATTTGTACGCCTTCTAATTTTATTTTACCCTTATGAAACCTAGCATAGTTTAAATCAATATGGGCGTTTAATTTTACCCTTGGGTCTAACCCGTCAACTATATTAAAATTATGGAAGTGCTTTAAAATACGTGAATTGTTTTTACTAGCCGGAACGGTAAACCCTTTTGAAAATGGCGTAAATATTTTCCCTACATCTTTTAAGTTTTGGATTGTTTCGGTTAACGAAATAGATTCGTCCTTAAACATTTCTATCCGTTGGTCTTCTATATATAATTGAATTTGCTTCATTTATCTAACTAGGTTTATTTTGTTAAACGCAAATTCAAAGTCAAAGGAATAGTTAATTTGGACTTTGTCGTTAATGTCTGTTTTGTATTGTAAAGATTTGCTTTGTGGAATTACCGGTAAAGTTTGTACCCCTTGTTTAATCCATACCTTTTCAGATAAAAGCATTTCTTCAATAACTGCATTAAATTCTTCTTCTACATATCCAGTATTAACAGAAATAGAAGTTTTAGCGTTTACGTTGTACCGCTGACTTTGGCCCGCATTAATTGAATAATCCCGGTTAGATATATTAATTATATTTCTGTTAAAGGTGTTATCGGTTACGCTTAGTTTTTTAACGTTCTTTTTGAAAAACCAAATTTGTTGATGCGCCCCGTATTTATTTATAAAAGTTAAATTAACTGGGTCATATATATTTTCGCATACATAATTAACATAAACGGTTTTGTCTTCGTTTACACTATCAAAAAAGACTTTAGTGCAATTTGTTGGAACGGTTATATATTGAACCTTTTGGGAGGTGTTACCGGTGTCATTTACCGTTACGTTTCCAACGTTACCGCCTGCGCTATTGTAAAAAGTAACATAGGACAAAGATTCAGCAAATACAGGAATTTTAGCGTTTTGCCCTTCCGGTACATAAATGTTTAAATTAGATTGTAAAACGTGCCTGTCTAATTCCGGGTTAATTCCATCTTCAAACATACCGTAACCATCAACCGCCAAATAGTTATATTCTTTTGGCGAGCCTGAAATTTCGTTTCCGTCAGCCCCATATAGTGCGGCCCGTATTGTTACCCACCTTGTAACGGGGATAAATTCAGTTCCGTTAAATCCGTTGTCTAAATAGTCTCTTATTAGTTCGCCAATCTCAATAACTATATCTTCTTGGCCCGGTAAACGGTCTTTATTTAAAGTGTATTTTAAATCTGCGTCTGTATAAGAAGCTAAAGTACCTTGGTAGATATAAATATTAATTAAAGCCTTTGTATGGATTGCCATTATCTTAAAAGTGTTTCTTTGCTAGCCTTTTGGATTTTGGAATAGTACCAAGCCCCGGCGAAGTCATTGTTAATTTTTAGTTTTTTGCCAAAAGGCGTTTCATTAATATAATCGGACTTAATTAAAATTCCTTCATGGTCGCTAGTCGCGCCGGCGTTATGGTAAATTCTTCTTTCTCCTATATATTTTTTTGGATCTGTAGCCCAAGTAAATTCTAATTCCGGGTCGACCTTTGTTTCGTGTCCAAAATACCAAGCGTTATATAATACGGCCCACATATCCGCCGTCCAAATTTGTAACGGATACCATTCAGGATTTTCTAACCTTATTACTTCGTTTAATTCTTCGCCTTTTTTATATATTTCTACGCAATCTTTTTCAACTTTTTCCCAAAAAATTTCTGTTAGGCCATTCATGACATACTGCGCGCCGCCTGAATTGTTTTGGTTGCTTCTAATGGCCTTTTCATCTATTCCGACTATATCGGCAAACAGCTTTAAAAATCGTTCGTCTCTGCCTTTTATATAGTCGTGTCCGATATAAGAAACCGTATCGGATAAAAACCAAGTTTTACTATTAAAGTTTGTTTTATCTAAGGGCCTAACCAAACAAACGTCAGCATCCATATAAAATACCTGTTCGCTTTCTAATTGGGGAAACTTTCGCCAATGCTTTTTTAGTATATGCGGCCTAATTGAAGGGGCATAGGTCAAGTCTTTTCGGTTGTCATGGTAGTAATTAAAATTAACAGCGGGAAACATTGTTTCAAGGGTGTTAAAATCTTCATGCTTAACGCCATTTTGTAAACCCGAAACGATATGTATTTGCTCGGGCTTTACTTTTTGTTCTAACATTGACCTAATCGAAACATCAATTTGCCAAGCGTAATATTTTACAGCGGGTTGGGCCATTAAGTATATCATAATTCTTTTTTAATACATATTACCGCCGCCGTTATTACTCCCTGTTCCAGTACATGACGTATAAGTACCGTTACTTATTACAACTCCATTTGATGCAATTCGCCACCATGTAAAAGAAGTTGCGCCTTCGTATTGATAAGGGCTATCAAAAACTATATAATATTGACTAGACCCGCTAAATGCCGAACCGTTATCCCAAACCGTTTGATTAAGTGAATTTGCTACAGTCGAACCGTTACTAGATACGCTGTTTGTTACTTGCGACATTACCCCACAAAATGCGCTTAGGCTAGACCTACCCGATGATATATAATAAGTACTACTTCCGGCGGTTGCCGAAGTCGTTGTCGTTGTCGTAGACGCTGTAGTCGAGCCGCTTCCAGTACAAGCCGAACAGCTTGAATTTATAGCATTGTAAACCGTTTGACTATTTAAGTCCCCGGCGTTGGATGCGTGTTCTGCAGCCGTTGCATCGTCATAAATGTAAAAGCAAGAACCGAAAATATTAAAGACTGCAGCCCCTGTCGTTTCGCCGCCGTTAAATGTTTGGGCTGTAGTCGTTCTAATAACTATGTCGTTGGATGCGTAATTAGTCCCGGAACAACCCCGAGCGAAATAATAATTATAAGGGTCTGCGGTTGTCGTGGCTTGGGTAGTCGTTCCCGTAGTCGTTGTAGCTTGGGTTAATACTTTAGAACACCAAACAGAAGAACCGGCGTTATAATAAGAACTTCCAATTAATACTTTAAACCAGATAGTAATTGAATTAGTTGTACTTGAACCATTAGCCGTTACGTTTTGGATTATTGTTCCATTGTTAGTTAAAGAAAAACCAGTTATAGAACCGCCTGTTACTGACGGATAATAAACCGAACCGCTACCCGAAATTGACCCGCCTGTTAATTGGCCCGTACTACATACCCAAGTCGGCGCTTGGTTAGGGCTTGCCGTTGTAGTGGACGTTGTAGTCGTTTGGCTAAATTGTTTTGAACACCAAATATAGCCCGCTGAATTTGTGTAATTAGAATTTGTTGGAACAAGTATTTTAAAATATAATGTTTTATTATAATTATTAACCCCATTATTTGCAGCTACAGAAGTGATTAAAGCGCCTTGGTAGGATTCGGACTTCCCAACTATTGTACCACTCGACGGCGTTGGGTCTGTTATAGTTCCACTTTGTGAAATTGAGCCACCTGTTAACGTAGGGCAACCAAAAGTCGTACCCGCTACAGGTGCAGCCGTTGTCGTACTTGTCGTTGTCGTTGTAGTTGTCGTTGTATTTGTGGCCGTATTCAAACCGCTGTCATCTATAAACAGGTAAAAGGGGCTTCTTACATTTATTTTTCTACTCATAATCTTAATTAAATTTAGCAGCCTTTTTAGCAGCTTTTTTATTGTCTTTTGAAACGGCATCTTTAAAGGTTTGGTCTAGTAAAGATTCAACCTCGAGGTTAAAAACATCTAGTAAATCATTATTTAATTCTTTATAGTATTTCTTAAAAGGCCTTGTAAAAAATAAAGACCGTCTAATTCCTTTTTTCCATACGCTAACCGCTATGGCAAACTTTAAAGATTTACGGCTTTGTATTTGGCCCTGTCTGTTTCTCTTTAATGCACCTAATTTTTTTAAGGCCCAAGTATCAAAAGCTGCAGTAGGTGGCATCCCTTTAAAAGAACCTTTACCGCCTTTTCGTTTAAACTTATTGGGCGTAGCTCTTTTTTTGTCTACTCCGCTAACCCCTTCGTCTACCCATTTAGCATAACCCGGTTCAAATTGTAATTCAAAAGAATTTTCATTTAATTTAGAATTAGCTTTTAATTTTTTAGCCAACCCCCAACCTTTTTTAGCTGCTGACTTTTTAGCGTCTTTTAATACCTTTTTCGCAAAAGCATTTATAACGTCTTTAAAGCGGGTTAATCTCATTTAGTCCTTATATACGGTTAAACACAATTCGATTAAAGGGAGGTATATTACATAGTCTGTCAAGCTGCCTTGGTCGTATTCTCTAAAGCCAATTACAAGGCCCGGATAAAATCCGATACTAAGTTCCCAATCTAGCATGACGTCATCTCATTTTTTAAAGCAATTTGAAAAGAACAAGTAAAGCCGCAAACGTTTTGTTCGAACCGTTCGTTAAATGGCTCGCATTGAATATCGCCTTGCAATTCATAACCATTTTTATATAAAATGTTTCGTTTTAAAATAGCGTCAAACCTTGCAGCTATATTTAATTGGGTGTTTAATACGTCTAATTCGTTTGGCTTTCCATCAATAACGGTTACTACGTCCATTAAAATAAGAACCATGTCTATAACTATAGTGCGTTCTTGGATTGTAGCGTCTCCTATCATGGTATGGGCCAAAGGGTAAATAGGTTTAGATAAATCAATGTCGTCTATGTCTCCATAGGTAACAGTCTTTACCATTGGTTCGGCTTCTAATATTTGCTTTATGTCATCTACGACTTTGTATAATGTATTCATTCCTTTATAAATTCGTTTACAGGCTTAATAAAAATGGGCGTATTAATGCCAACGTCTATTGTAACATGGGTTTCGACCCAGTCGCAAGCTTCGTCTATAGTAAATTCTTTTTCTTCAATCATTACCACTTCTACGCATTTATAATAATCGTATATAATGCGTCTAGGTTGGCCCGCAGTAACTCCAATTATGCAGCTATTAAAACCCGCAGATAGTGTTAATTCTTCTTCGGGTTCGACCATGTTATAAATCTGCTTTATAATATTAATGTCTATGTCTTCTAATGTTTGCTTTCTCAATTTCATTTTTTTGCTTTTCAAATGTTAGCCATGTTAGGTTTTGGGTTAGAGGTAATTTTGCAATTTGGTCAAACTTGTCAATTCGTCCCGAGCTAAGAGAATAGAGGCTTTGATACCAACCCCATCGATTATTGAAGTCTCCGCTTGCGTTTGAGTCATCTCCATTTCCTGAAAATAAGTCGCTGTATGCATCAATAATTCCTGACTTAAATTTGTGAAAAAAAAAACAGCGGCCAAAGCAATACCCATCGGCATCTTTTTTATTTTGCTGTTAATTTTACCGTCGTAATCTTCTATAGTATATTCATCGCCTACCTTGCCTTTAATGGGCCTGTATAAAACTGACATGGCTTTATCTAAGTTGTTAGCGTCTGTTAAGTATGTATCTAAGTCAATGTACTCCCCAAAGCTTATATCGTCTAAGCGTGGACAAAAACCGTATTCAATACCGTCAAGCCAAAAGGTATTTTNAAACTTGGGCTTCTGTTCTAATACTTGGCCTAAGTGTTCTGTAATTTCTTCAATGCTTGTTAGCTTCATTTTTCTAACCGTGTCTAAATGCAAGTCGCAAAGAATTTCAACCGTTTTTTGTAGTAAAAACTTTTCGTCCTCAATATCTTCTAACATCGGAACGTATTTCATATACGCCTCTAATGTTATTTCGTTTAGGGTTTCGGGTAGCTGAATTTGTATATCCATATCTATTAAACAATTAATTTTAGTTTTGTTATCTACCAAATAGCGTATTCGCCTAAGTGTTCGTTTTCTAACTGATAGGAAACGGAATACCTCAATGCGTCTAACAAATGGTCGTATTTTGAAATAGGGGTTTGGCTTTTCTTTTCAAGCCATATATAATTTTGCAATTCGTTAATAAGGTTTTTACTAGCGGGGTCTATTATTAATTGGTAATCCTGTATCATGGCTATTCCATACATAATAGAACCTTGGCCCTTAATAGCGGGTACTATATTACAATACTGTTTTAGTGAATTAATTAAGCGGGGGTCGGCTGAATCTGCTACAATTAAATCATTGCCGGCGTGCTTCTTATTTAAGTCCCCTAATTGGGTAGCTGTTAATTTTGTTAGGTAAAAACATTCTTGTACATAAATAATTTTATTTTTTTTATCTATGTTAGTTTTTAAAAGCGTTGAAGGATCATTTGAAAATCCAAAGTCTTGACCTAGTACGGTTTTGCCTATAGTTTGAAACGCTCCCGTTTCCCAGTTTTCATATACAGCGCCGGAAAGTCTACCTTGCAGGCCAAGACCGTAGACACGAAACCAATTTAACCAAAATTTGTTTCCTGTTTCGGCTTTGCGTTTGGCCTTTAGTATTTCTTGTACTGCAGCCTCGGGCGCAGCTTCATTATCTTTATAAGTAAGTATTATTTTTTCGGTATCCCTTTGGCCTTCTAATTCTGTATTAACCCAGAATTCGCCAGTAGGGTTATAATCTAAGTAAATGAATTTTGACGTTCGGATTGCCATTTGTTGATAAGCTTCAAAGCCGTCCGGTATATTATTACATTCGTTTATAAATAAAACGTGGCGGCGGCTTCCCCTTAATTTAGACGGGTTATCACAACTAAAAAATTCAATCCAAGAACCGTTAGAAAAGTTATAGGTCATTGAAGACCGGTTATATTTTTCGTCTATCCAAATTCCTGTCCATTGCATTATCTTTTTAAAGTCTCGTATTACCCCACGTTTTAGGTGCGGTACTGATTCCGATACAATGCTTATTTCGCTATTAGGGTGCGTTATAGCGTAGTTAATTAATAAAGGTAATATAGAGAAGGTTTTAGATGACGAAGTGCCACCTTGTACAATCCTAACCCGTTTACGTAATCTCGCTATCTTCGTCTGGGCCGTAGTCTGTAATAACATCTATATCAAGTTGTTTAAAAATAGGTTGCTCCGCTTGGCTTAATTCCATTGTTTGTCTAACTGCTCCGTAAAGGGAATCCATTAGGGCCTTATACGCCGATACGTCGCCTTTGTGCATCTTATTAATCATTGCTAGCGTTCCTAATGCTTCTTGCGATAACATTTGATATTCGCCCGTAATTGGGTTCTTTAGGTTTTGCGTTATGTCCATTAACTCCCGAACTATTGTAGCCCTGTTTTTAGAACCTTTGGGCCGGCCTTTGCCTAGCGTGTTTCCTTTTTCAAAAGGTTTTAAATTTTCATTGTTTGCCATGTTATTCTCATGTTATTTTTAGCAGAAGCATATAAACTGCTAGTTAAAATTTGACTAAGGAAAATCAAATAAAATAAAGAACGTATTATGCTTTTTTATATATCATTTTCAATTACTATTTCTAGTTTATCGTAATTGCTTTTTATGTTTTTTATATTCCCTTTGTAAAAGACAAAAACGTTTTGATGGCATTTGCCTATCTTTCGACTTGACATATATCTTCTTGCTCTTTGTGGTAAAGTGCCTAAAGATTCTACTAAGACCATTTCGTTATATAAAACCATTCCGGCGTTAGTAAAAATGTCTTTAACGTGGTCGTGGAATCTGTAATAAGCTCCCTCTTTATTTCTTATATCGCCCACAACAATAAAAGCAAAACGATCATCCTTCAAACACTTTACAGCACCTGTAAATCCTTTATCTAATATTTTTAAAAAATCTTCATAACTGGCTTGGTTACTAGCATCATTTGGAAGGTCAGAATACACTTCTAAATCATAATATGGCGGGCAACTAAATAATAAGTCTTGACTTTTTTCTTTAACGTGCTTCAATACATTTTGTCCGTCATCGCATATATATTTACTTCTTTTACTGGTTAGCCTAGCGTTATTTAAATCAACTTGTTCTTGTCGTAACTCAATACCCGTAAAAGTGCTTCCCATATAATCAGAAACAAAACCAAAAGCGCCACCCGAAAAACAATCAAAAGTATTACCGTCTTTTATTCCAAACCATTTATTCGCAATTTCTGCTAAAACAGGGTCAAGTATTGAAACGCCATCGTTAAGGCTACCCATTAAACTTTCTTTATCTGCTAAAACACCGACACGGCTTTCGCCATTATCATTTATTATATCCTTCCACACCTTTTTTCTGTCAACCCAATAACCTTGACGGGTATCTAAAACACTAAACGGCGGAACTGTAAAGGTTTCGGCTAGGGGGTTTCTTTCTTCTGCTATCTGTCCCATTGGCGGCAAGTCTAATCCCCAATTATTTAAATCTTCTACATCCCAATTATTAGCCAAAGCCTCCCAATCCCATTCGCCAAAGCCTGAATTATCTTTTATAATAAATTCGTTTTGTTTTTCTTTGCTCCAACCTTCGGCAATATCTATCCATATTTCGCTTTGTCCGGCCTCCTTAGCAGCTTTTAGCCTCATGTTACCTCCTAACACCTGTAAGTCTTCATTAACTACTAGGGGGCGTTTTTCAAGCATTTCAGGAAAGTCTATAATTGACTGTACTAAAAGCTTAAATTTTACGTCTTTAATTACCCTAGGGTTATCCGGGTGCGCTTTTATCTTACTTATCTTTTCTAACTTCTTCATGCCTTGTAATCATTATAAACTTGTTCGACTGCTCTAATCATTGTCATAACGCAAGAGCCGCAACCCGACCCGTCTGTTTTAACCTTAAAGATTCTGTCGTGTATTTGCCTAATTGGCTTTTGGTGTTTTATACCGTCTATGTTTCCGTTAACCGTCCAAGGGGGGTTATTAAAAAAGGTGTCTAAAAACTCGTATTCCGATTCCGTTAAACATTCCGGTTTGTTTTTCCCTATTGGATATTTCTTATTCCAAGCCTCCCGGCGCGCATCACATCCGCAATCTTTACCAAAGGCATCAAAAATGTATTTGGTGGCTTTATCGATTCCGAAAACCTCGGTAAACTTAGCGACCACATCGCCCAAGCCTTCTATCTTATTCTTTGCCATAGTATTTATCTCTTAATTCTTTATTAATTTTTTCTTTGCACCTTTTAACCGTTTTAAAGACTGTTACGTGGCCAAGCTTAGTATCTTTAGAAAGCTGTCTAATTGTTTTAAATTCGTACCGGTAGGCATTAAATAACAGCTTGTCAAACTCGTAGAAAGTAGAAACCAATTTGTCTATAGATTCTTTTATGTCTGTATAATCCGGGATTGGGGTTGTACTTATATTGTTTGGAATTATGCGGTCGTTAATTGCTATTGCGTGTTTTAACGGGTCGGTAGTTATTTTGCTTTCGTTTACCATTATAGACCGAAGGGTTAAATAAAAATAAGCTTCATTTATATTTTTATCCGGGTTGGCCTTTAAGCGCTTTAGTAAAGAATAATAAGCGGCTTGTACTACGTCTTCGGCATAACTTTTATTGTCGTTATTTAACCATGCTTCGCAGTAGAGTATATAATTTTTATGTTTACGGGCTAAAATTTCTATCTTTTTATTTGGGGTCAT